TGTAACGCTCGACAGACTTCCTTCAAAGGGTTTTACATACCCTGATGATGCTAGTATATCACACAGGATGTATAAGTGTGGTGATTTGGATATGATTAATAACTCTAACATGACCCCCAATCAATTAATGGAAATAGCACTAGAGGGTATCAATACGAACTTTGATAAGATGGAACTTACTGTTCCTGACTTCTTGTTCTTAGGGTTGCTTCGTAAGATATCTATTTATAATGAGACGTCATTCACGGCCTCATGCTTGTGCAAGAAGTGTAGGCAGAAGACGTCAATGGATATACCAGCTTTTGATATGGAGTTCGATGACTTGGGTATTAAGGGACTTCCGGCAAGGGTAACACTGAACGGTAAGCTCATGGAGTTCGAACCCTTAACTGTCGGTAGATTCTTTGACCTTCTGGATAAGGATATGGCGAGTGATACTTTAGCCACATACGCTGCCGAGTGTATGAACATGGACTTTGATGAGGCGTACGAACATATACAGAACTTAACCGAAGAAGATTATGAAGAGATAGAGTTTATCGACGAGGCTATGCACCACGGGCTAAAGCCCATAGAGATTAAGTGTACAGCTACCATAAAGATAGAAGGTAAAGAAAAGTCAAAGAGTAAAGAAGTAGAGTGCGGCCACGTAAACCTTGTTCACGTCCAGGGGGGTGACGTTCTTGTCACACCCTTTCGTAAACAGGAACGCACTAAGGGATCTAGAGTTCAGTTTGGTTAAGGGGCTCGGAATATCCCCGATAGACTTTAAAGGGCTTGAGTATCAGAAGGCATTAGACCTTGACGCTGAGCTTACTAGGTACATGAAGAAAATACAACAAGGTAGATAATCATGGCAGGAGTAACTGACATACTTAGTACCACCCGTAGACAATCGCTACTTGATAGGATTACGGGTGAGTATGGTAAGAACAAAAAGGTTAGGAAGGCAGAGGCCAAGCGTGGCCATAAACTTCTTAATCAAATGACTACACAAAGCCAGATGATGTTTAAAATCGTGAACAATAACTCTGCCTTATTTACTAGCATAGCGGAGAAGGATGAGGAAGTAGCTGATGCATTACAGATAATAGCTGACCCAAAGCTTAAGGCCATACAGCAACAGATACTAGACCGTGAGGCTATAACTGAAAAGCAAGCACTGTTCCTTACCGAGTCAATGAGTAAGGCTACAAAGGCATTGTCAGAAACAGGTGCCGAAATGAATGTCAGTCTTGAGTCACTGACGGAGGGTTCTAAACAGCAGCTACTGAATGAGAACATAGATAAAGAAGATAGACGAACTATGCTGACTAACATGGTTGATTTCCTAAAAGGTCAGGGAGTCCAGTCTGCTGCCTTTGCTCGAATAGAAGCCCTACAAGAAGAGGGTATTAACTTTGAGGACGGTGCCGCACAAGACTCCATGCGGTTACAAGATGCAATAGACCTCTTGGCAGAGGACGCACAGGGTAAAGAACTTGTTACGACCATGAAGGACTTAAACAGAGACTTCAGTGAGTCTGTTCTTCTCCAAGAAGAGTTCCAGGAAATGATGGGTGAGGAGTTCTCTGACGGAAATACCTTTAGAGAGAAGTTGTTGAAAAATGCCGCAGCCTTCTCCATGGGTGGTGGGGGTGAAGGCATCACAACCGCTATAATGTCTATGATTCCTGGAGGGGCAATGATAGCCCCTCTCATAGCTGGTAAAATGAGTAAGGCTCTTGGCGGTGTAGGTAAGATGATTAAAGGTGCTCTTGGCTTTGGAGGTCCTAAAGGTATTCCCAAAGCAGGTGCCAAGGGTCTCTTAAGCAAGGCAGGTGGGCTTGGACGCACCGCCATGAGTCTTGGTAAAGGTGCTATGAGGCTTGCAGGTCCAGCTGGTTTAGTTGCAGCTGCAGCACTTGGTGGATGGAAGATTGGAAACCTGATACAAGATAAGTATGGTGAACAGATAGGTGGTGGTGTAGATTCTATTGTAGGTGCATTAGGTTTTGGGGCTAAAGCTATTGAAGCCAAGGGAATAACTGTAGCAAAAGGGTCTTTAGGAGAACAATTATTAAATGAGACTGCTGCTTCTTTAGGTAAACTCGCCAAAGATGTTACAACTGAAGAGATTGGTACGTATGGACAGGCTAAACGAAAAAGAAAACTTGCAGAGCAACAACTACAACAAGCAGAGCTTAAAGCTGAGGAAGTTATTCCGGCAGTCGCAATCACACCACAGGAAGTAACACCGACTGTGACGGGCAAAGAAGCCCAGATAGAAAAGAGTCAGGCTGATGTAGCTATGGCCAAAGCGTCTGCACAACCGACAGTTAGTCAACCTTCTGCTGCGAGTATACCTCAGAGTGGAGGGACTGTTGTCGAACGAAGATTGAAAGTAGATGATACACAGTTAGCCGTACTAAATACTTTGATGATATAGAGGTCATACTATGAGTCAACTACTATTGGACATAGATAAAATCAGACGTAATCCTCATACAAGGATTGTACTGAATCTTCCACTTAATACTGAGGGTATGTCTGTAGGGGGTAGTGATATTATCCGTCCAGGAAAAGAACTAACTTCAGTCATATCCTTCATGACCCAAGACTTTGGATTCGGTGGGGGTAATGAATTTAATTCTCCATTTGAGTCAGGAGGATTAAAGGCTTTAAATGAAAAACTTAATATGGGTATTGTAGGCATAAAGAAACTGGCACAGTCCCTTGGCCAAGGGGAGTTAGTTAAAGATGTTGGCCATATCCAGTTACAAGAACGTAGTATGACATCACTCATGTGGTTGGGACCATCGAGGCCGACCTTCACCCTGCCATTAGTTTTTGTTACAGCTAGAGCTAATGATGATGTACGAACAGCAGTACGGATTTTACTCAGGACTGTATACCCTACTGGAAGTGAAACTGAATTGTTTAAAGGTGCAAAGACTGAGAGACTTAAACCACCGATGGGTTACGACGCAACAAATGGCAGAGGGACTATAACACTCCAGTTAGGAACTTGGTTAAGGATACGGAAGCTCGTTGTACGTAATGTAAACTTCAGCTTTTCTAAAGAGGTTGTTAAGATAGGTGAGGGCTTAACAGCCCCATTGTATGCTACTGGAACAATGGAACTCAGTCCATACTTACAACCGAGTGCCGCCGATGTTGATAACTACTTCAGAGCAAGTGGTCAAACACAGTTCAGTTTATAAAAACAGGAGTGAGGTTATGTTCTACATAGATCTAGATACTGATTACAGAGAACGGTATGCCTCTCCTAAGTTTATGGAATTCTCGGAAGAGGGGCATGATATACTTACGTCTTATTTCATGCTCAAGATAGATGGGCTAAAACCTATTGGGTCTTTTACAGTTACCAGTGAAGCAGGAAGACCCGATGTAGTAAGTTACAAACTATATGGCAGTACTCAGTATTGGTGGGTGATACTGGCTTATAACAATATGGTTCACCATGATGAGTTAGTTACAGGCACAGTACTTAAGATTCCATCACTGTCTGATATGGAAAGTCTTTACTTTCAGCTTAAGACTTTAGAAGCTCAACAGGAAGGTGTGTAGTGTATGCTGGGAGTTGATGGACAATATTTACTACGGTTTTCTATTCCATTAGGAACACAGGAAGCCCCTGATAACAGGTTTGTGGACTTCATGGCCGAGGAAGACTTGGAGCTATTTCATATTCATGAAGAAGCAGGTAATGTACTGCCGACTTTTTCGGCAGTATTCTTCGTGTCTAGAGATAATAAGGACTTACTCAAGTACTTGAATGAAGGTAATTCTCTTGAGGTTTCATTCGGGCGTACTAATGAGTCTATGATAGACTGTAATCTGTTGATAACTAAGTATGACCACCAACGAAGTGGGCAAAATAATTATAGAGTACAGCTGGTTGGTTTATATTCAGCTAGGGGTTACACAGCACCAGAGATAGAGATACACCCTGACCAGTCTGGTGTGGAAGTTATAAACTCACTTGCTGATAAGTACTTCAAGGTCGAGTCTAATATAACGAAGTCAGCTGATAAACAGAATTGGGTCAGGCACAATATAAGCGGTAGGAAGTTTGTCAATGACGTTTGGCTACACTCATGGCTACCAAAGTCGTTCGTAGCCTGTGGGATAAGTTCAGACGGTAAGTTCATTCTAAAGGATATAGTAAAAGAGGTTGTGGACAAAAATAGAAATAATGCGCAAGGTTGGGATTGGAGATTTACTCCCGCAGTAGAAGAGGATAATGATATAACATATGATGGTGACTACTTCCTGAACACAGAGAGTGGGTTCATTAATCATTGGGTAGGTTATGGCCTCAGAACTCAGGAGTTTAATCTGGAGTCAGGTGCAGATAGGTCAATCTTTGAAGAGATTAAACCCTTACTCACACAGAGTAAAGCACTACTCCGTTCGGAAGAGATTCAAGGCCGTGTGGGTGAGTCACGAGTATTGAACGATAATGTGCATGATAACTACTGGCGAGCTTATCTAAAGAACATGCAGTACTTAGCTGTATTTGGTAGTGTTAAAATCATACTGAGCTTCCACAAAGAGTTTTATCCCGTAAAGGTACTGGACTTAGTTATGTTTATGGATTATGAAATAGGTGAACAATCTGCAACGGGTAGTACATCGGGGCTATACTTTGTCAAGGAAGTATCACGGGTGATAGCTGAGAGACAATTAACAACCACGGTTGTACTCTGCAGAGAAGGGCTGGGCGAATCCCAAGGAGGCCTCCGCTGATGCTTATAAACTTTGTAGACTGGTACAAAAGACATAATAATCTAGACCGCCCCCATAAGGCGATAGTGGTAGATAATATTGACCCCGATAAGAGAGGCCGAGTTAAGGTTACAATAGACGGCGTTCTTCTTGGAGATACATCAGTACTACCGTGGGTGTTTCCACTTAACCCAACTGGGCTCGGTGGGGGCAGTAGCTCTTCATGGTTCTCAGTTCCTGAACTAGGTTCAGAACTGGTTGTTACATTTCCTTATGGTGATATCTACTCTGGGTTCTATGTTGGCTACTGGCAAACGGCTGAAACCCACCAGACTCTATTCGACGAGGACTATCCAGAGTCGTATGGGTTCATGGACTCGACAGGGAATCACTATAAGGTGAACAAAGCTCAAGGCACTATGGAGATACAACACGCCTCGGGCATACTATTAAAGTTTAATCAGGATGGGTCTTTGGACCTGGAAGTACCTGAGGACTTGACCGAGACTATAGATGGAGATAGAGCCAGTGTAGTAGGTGGTGTACTTAATATCAACGTGACAGGCAACGCCACGGTCGATAGCCAAGGCAAGGTAGTAGTGAAGGGTGCACAAACAGTAGAGATAGACGGTGGGTCAGGGGGTGTGATAGGGGCAGTTACTGGTAAATGTAAATGTGCTTTCACAGGTCAGGATCATCCTCAAGTATCAGGTGATGTTAAAGCAAGCACAGGATAGGAGATAGTTATGGCAATGGACGCAGGGGTTTTAAGGGATTTGGTAATATCTAAGATGGCTAGTGTTACTCAAGTACAAAAAGAAGGTAAAGGAGCTATCTCTGAGAGAGAGGATTTTCTATTAGCTTTTTGTGAAGCTGTTGTAGAACATATTCAGGCCAGTGGGCTAACAACTAAGAACGATGGTCATACCCATGGTATAATATAGGAGTATGTAATGTCAATAAATGCCGCACAATGTAAAATGCTCATGAGCCGTTATCGTACAGTCAAGGGAAGAGCCCTCGGCCATAACAGCAGTCTAAAGTCTAGTGTGGGCGCGATGGACTCTGCTGTTGGTAATGTAACGGACGGTGACCTTGATGACGCAGTAGTGGACTTGGCTGGGGTAGATGCTATACCAGCAAATATAGATTCAACATCTGTTACGACCGACCTGGTAGGGGCATTAACTACTTGTCCTGCTCTTATACACGTTATACCACAGAGCATTATATCAAGAGTTAATGCTGGCGAACTAAATGTAGGCTTACCTTTAAAAGAGGCATCAAAGTATACAAAGGAATTAGTATCAGGAGTTACGGGCAATGTGAGTGGAGCTGTTCCTGGCAATACAGATACTGCCCTCAAGTCATACAGGGCTGCAAACAAAGCTATCAAGAAAGCTAAGATGCCTTCATTGATGTCTGAACTCAAGTCGTTAGAGGAGTGTTTGGAATCAAGTTGTGGCGCGATAACTGGAGGCGAGCGAGTCCATAACAATATAGTAAGCAATCTGGGACTGGATGGTAATGACTATAGTGTGAGTGAAACAGCTTTGGCTTCTCGTACTGGAAGAGACGCATCGAAGCTGACGGATACATTCTCTTCTTACAAGAGTAAATACGGTCAATACTTTTAAGGGCGGACTATTATGGGTGAGATAATAATATACAGTGACCTGAACAGTTACAGTCCGAGTAAGAAGTTCTTACTCAAGAACGTAGAGTCTGTATACTCGTCTTTGGAAAATATCTTCTCGACTAATAAAGAAGAGAGGTTATTCCGTCCAGAGTTTGGAGAGTCATTAGATGAATTCCTTTTTGAACTCATGGATGATATAACCGCCATGCGATTAGAGGACTTTATAATAGAAGCGGTTGGTAAGTGGGAACCACGTGTTACTCTAGATCATAAATTGTCTTCGGTAACAGCCATACCAGAAGAAAATAGATATGACGTACTTCTTGTGTTTGAGATACAGGGAATAGATAATGAATCCTTTAGATTCGCAGGGGAGGTATCGAGATAATGACAGAAACTAATCTAGTTATAGACCCATCTTCACTTTCATTTGAGCAAGCAAGACAAGATATACTTGATTACATTGAGGCAAAATTAGACGCTGATAAGTGGAAGGATTTCCTTATCCCTGGAACAGGGTCTACCGTTATTGACCTTATAGCTGGCTTGTCGGTAAAGCTCGGTTGGAATAGCGTTGTAGGGCGTCGTGAGGGGCTTATGCCCTACGCCAGACAGCGTAGCTCATTATTAGGTAAGGCTGAGGATCTAGGCTACTCAGCGGCTCGTGGGACTAATGTACACCTGACCTTGAATGTCGTACCCGTAAGTAATATTACGGTCAACAAGTTTGATGCCCTAGGTACTGTGCAAGATGTTGAGATAATAGCCTTTGAGAATATTGCGATGACCGCTGGGTTATCTTACGATATAGAGGTTGTACTCGGAGAGCTGAAGACTGAGGAGCTTACGGCCTCAGGTTCCGAACTCAACTTGTTCCAATTTGTATCGAATTCAGTATCGGATGATATACGGATAATACACGTAGACTTGTCACTGGTAGAGATTGAAGTACCTCTATCAAATCAGATACTTGAGTTACTGAATGATAAGTACGTCGCAATATCTAATGCATTCGGAGCCGTGACCGCCATGTATCTGAACGAAGGGGCATACAATTACGACACTGGCTTTAAGCTCCGACTTGAGTTTGTAGAACTTAAGGATGTGCAATACTCGGCTTCGGATTTGGTACTGGATGCGGGTGGGGCATTTGATGAAACAAGTATTCAGACTACCACGGTACTAAATACTTATACAGCACCAGAGCTAACTGAGTCGATTAGGATAAATGGACCTCTTTATCATGAGACGCTTAACGTGGTGAAGGGCAGAAATGATTATAGGAAACAGGCTTTGACCCTGAATGCAAAACTGGTGGACACTAATGCTAGGGATGAGAGCCCAGCTGTTATAGAACTTACATACGTAACCAACGACGGGGCATTACTCTCAGTGAGTGAGAAGCAGGATATCGTTTCAGCACTTGATAGTTATAGACCGTTCGGTGTAGCCCCACCGAGTACTACTACCGACCCTGACGGGCTGGTCGACCCTGTTAAGGTAGAACATGAAATGAGTATTACTATAACTCTGGCGGACACAACGGTAAGTGCTACTCAGATAGATAATGATGTGACGGCCATACTTGCTACGTTTGAGAATATACTTCAACACGTACTAGACCTCCAGGCCATAGAGGATAGTATAGAGGATAATGATTATGTAAAGATAGCAAGAGTTTCCTTCACAAGTACGCCATGGGTTACTGGTATAGCTAAAGTCAGAGGAAACTTTGTAGTACCAACAGTAGATAATGGATTCATCTACGAGTGTACCAACGCCGTAGGCGGTACGACAGGTGGCGTTGAACCAATATGGCCTATAACTTCTGGGGATACCATTGTAGATAATGATATTACGTGGACTTGCAGAGACCCTGAACAAGTCCCAACCATTATCGAATGGAATGAGTACTTCGATATAACATTCACAGTCATTCTACTATAGGAGTAGATAATGAACTCAATAAAGTACATACCCAAGAAGTTACAAGAGCATCAGTTATATACTCAGGTAACTGAGTTAATAGATAAGGTAATAGCTGATAACCAACAGTACTTTGATGATATAGCTTATAAGCACAAGGACTATTCAAAGGTAAGTCCCGACGCTATTGAGGCCACGATAGATGAGTATGGTTATGACTATCTACTGGATATAATGAAACTCACAGAGACTGAACCTGAGGACTTGATAAACTTCCTCGCCCTGATTCATTATCTTAAGGGTAATAAGAAAGGGCTTGAACTTGTACTGAGATTATTAAATGTTTCATTCACAGTCGAGGAATGGTGGGAACAACTACCACTGGGTGAACCAATGACTTACGACCTTACTGTGAATGTGAACTTTACATCCACATCTGTAATGCAAACTCTACGAGTATTCAGAACGTTCTTGGAGTCTTACGTTTATCCAAAGGTTATACTTAGTTTGATATTCCAGGCTACCATCGCAGACATGGATACACATTTCGGTGGAGTAATAGATACTATACATACAGGAACGTTTTTAGAATTACCATAAACTTAGTTGGAGGATAAAATGATTATAGGTGTTGTAACTACTAAAGGACAAGAGAAGAGTATAGAAGCCCTAGGGGATGGTTGGAAAATAGTTCCCAGAGGGTTTGCTGTCTCAGATGATGGTGTATCATCTCCAGGAGATGTGTTTGACCCAGTAGCAGCTGCCGCTAGAATATTCTCAACGTGGAAAGCTACTATAGTGTACACCACGAATGATAGTGTGTGGCCTATTACCAAGAACGGGTTCTACTATGAGTGTACAACGGCAGGAACATCGGGAGGAAGTGAACCAGTGTTTCCTACTACGAGGGGTAATACTGTTGCTGACGGGACAGTAGTCTGGACTTGCCGTGGGCTCTGGTATGATGTAGACTACCCGACTGGGGGAGATGGGCAGATAGCCTCAAGGGTTATCGTCGATGCAGATACTATAATATTTAATTGTACTGTGCCCCCTGGAGTTACTCTGTTAGAGAAAGACGCTAAGGAAGTCTTTCTCTTCGCGGAAGCCCCTGCTGATACAGCACGGGTCTTAACTGGTGACCAAGATGACGGTCAAGTTGATAATGGTTATACTTTCTTTGACGGGGATGCTACATTCCAGACTGATGGAGTAACTGCAGGTATGTTTTTAAAACTACTTTCAGGTAGCTTTATCGGGACGTATGAACTACTAGAAGTAGTTGATGAAAATACTCTCAAACTGAATGGGTTATTTACTGTTGATACGTTATTAACTTATGAGATATACGAGAGAGAACCATTCTTACTCGCTCTCGGAGGTCCTGACGTCACAGTCGTGTACGACTATGAAGGGTCAACAACATTTAGGCTCGGTATAAGTATAGCGAACAGTGATATTGCTTCAACGTATGACTTCCAGTATACGCAAGCTGCTGAAATAGCAGCCCATGATGAGAATCCAAATGCTCATCCTGAGATACAGACCAGACTAGAGTTATTTGGTATGTTTATTCAGGGAACTGCTGACCTTGATTTTGAGTACAGGGGACAACACATAAATGAGGATGCAGTATTCGATGTGGGTGTCGCTGATAAAAATGCTGTGTACAAAAACGCTAACGGTAATTATTATCAGGCGTTAGCTGACGGCACTGACAAGGCTAATGTTGTTGGTATAGCAGACCTTACGAATGGTATTGTTATTAGTGGTTCAGGTTTTGTTGATACGGGAATAGTCTTCACAGCTGATGGAGCGAAGGTCTATCTCTCGGATACGACTCCTGGACTCATTACTGAAACGGTTACTAACACACTACTCGGTTTTGTTATTGCCAAAGCTGACGGTATTATACTGCTCGGGACTACGGGTGGGGGCGGTGGTACACTGAGTGTAAGTGAATCCTACACTCACGAAGATGAGTTATACAGTACATGGTTATCCAAGAGTAGCTTCCTGGAAGTTAAGTATGATAAGTTTGGAGACCCCGGAACAGTAACCATAGGTGGTGACGCTACTTATAATTCCACCGAGCATCGCTATGATGGGACTTTGGTCGGGGTTGCAACTATCGAGAGTGGAGAGCTCTTGCCCGACACTTCTACTAGATATAGGTTTGAGATAAATACTGAACTAACTACTGGTACTACTGTCACAGCCGAGTATAATATTGGCGCAGGTTGGGTGAGTGCAAACCTTAATGAAGTTGTTACAATAGACGCTGGATTCACTACGCTGAAAGTCAAACTCACGTTCACAGCTGATGGGGCGATAGAATCCTTCGGGGTGTTGTACAATGAAACAGGGTTTGTATATCAAACAGATACCAGGATGTTTGAAACATATATAGTCCTTGCGGACTCAGTTAGTCCTAATGTGATAACCTTACCTAGTAATGCACTCTATACTGTTGATGGTAAATCACTTGAAGTATACTTCAGAGGTGTTAGGTTAATAAACGGGGTTGACTTTACTGAAGATAATAATAGTCAAGTAACATTACTTAAGGATGTTAGTACTGGTGACCCTATTCTCTTTACTGAGAAGATAGGTTATGTCGATACGAGTATAGATAATAAAATAAGACTTGACCAAGAGCATGAAGCCGATGGGAGTCATACATTTCCTTATATAGCAGAAGAAGATATATTTACTGATGATGAAGCTGGTGGGCTATTAATATCTGCCAGCTTTAATGAATGGGATATATCTTCCTACGTTCCTGCTGGCTATCGGTATGTGATTCTAAATATTATACTACAGAATGCTGTAGGAGCTGCTAGTGATAGGTATGTATACATGAGACCTAAAGGTTCGACGGTTACAGATGGGCTGAGAGTATTATCTTCACGCAGAGGGGCTTATGGTATAGGACAGGAATGCGTCCAAGCTATCGTGCCAATTGGCACATCAGGTACAGACATAGGTAAGTTAGAATATAAGCTAAATGATATAGTAGATATTACAGGGTTAGAATTCATTGTACAGGGTTATATAAAATAAGGAGATAGATTATGGCAGAGAAACCAGGACAGGAATTACTTACTTTAGTAGACTTATTCAAGTCGTTATTATCTACGGGTATATTAACAGGTGGGGATATAACAGACGCTGGTGGAGGTAATATTAACGTAACGGCTGGTACAGGCTATGCACGTGAGTCCGATAGTAAATTAGCTGATATATTTACTATCAGCTGGTTATCAGATACAATAGCTATGACAACTGGTACTACAAGAAATATATATGCATATTATAATGCAGGAACCCCCATAGTTACCAGCTTCGTAAACGCTGAAGCCCCTAATCTCCACGAGTATATTTATATAGGGGAAGCACACTATCACGGGACTACTATGACAATCCATGTAGACCCTAGGTCTGCTGTTGATATAACAAAACATCTTATTAACTGGAACGAGAGGATTATGAAGTATAGGGTTGAGAACGGTTTTACTTTATCAGACCCTGTATCTCCGAGTAAAAAAATAGCTATAAGCGCAGGAACTGTTTTTGATGGACACTTAGATGACTATGACTTAGGGGCTATTGATACAAACGTATCTGATACATTTACAGGTTATTATAAAGATGGGCTAGGCGCATGGACTACAGAACTGGCTCAAACTGATTGGGAGAGCACAAAGTACGATGATGGAAGTGGAACTCTATTAACAATGACTGACGGTTACTGGAGTACCAGATGGGTTTACATGGATAGATCTGGTAAGGTAGGGGTAATGTACGGTGAAAAAGAGTATCCCACTTTTTATCAGGCACGGGAAGAAGAACACTCTGACGATATCCCTCCTCAATTGGGAGACCATTCATTTTCTATCGGGTATATTATTTTTGAGAAGGGAAGTACTGACGGAACTTTTATTGACCATAGACCTGTAGTAGGGAATGGGTTTCTAAGAAATAGAGAACCTGTATCCTCACCAAAAATATTTGGTTTGGTCAGTGACTCAATTACAGCCCCTGCAGACATCTTAGAAAATACCCTTTACTCTGTTACTGTACCAGCAGGCACACTTAATGCCAACTCCGTTATAAGGGTTAGGGGTTCATTAACCTTTGATAACTCTGGAAATAGTAAAACCTATAAGATTTATTTTGGAGATGCTACACCTAGGTTATTGAACTTTACTTATGGTTCTCCAGGAGATAACTTATTAAACTTAGATGGTTCTATCATAAACCGTGATAGCCTTAACTCTCAAATGTATAAACCTGCAGAATCTATACTTGCTGGGATATCAGACGGTGTGGTCTTAACTTCAACAATAGATACATCAGTAGACCAAATACTAAGTCTTTCAGTCCAGAAAACAGTAGATACTGATTTAATAAGGCTTGAATATCTTATAATAGAGATTCTATAATATAATCGGAGGTGGTATATGATAGACCGAATAGAACAAGGTAGATTCAAAAAAAGGGCAGGAGGGAGTGAGATAAGTACTCCATCCATGCTAAATTTACAGACCCAGATTGATCGTAGAACACTTGTGAGAGATACGTATAGGAACTTAGTGATTAAGAATAATGTTACTAATCCTGCGTATCAACTGGATGTGACAGTAGATGAGGTTGTTCTTCAAGATGGAGATGGAGAACCTATCAAAGCTATGAACGTCTCAGAGCTTGTGGATGTAGCCGTGTCGGGAGTGGGGGGTTTGGATACAGGTACAGAGGCAGCTGATACTTGGTACTATATATGGCTTATATCCAATGGGTCTGAAGTAGATACTCTTTTATCTACTTCATCTACAGCTCCTACTATGCCTAGTGGTTATACTTATAAAGCCCTCGTAGGAACTATATATAATGATAGTGGCAGTAACTTTATAAAAATATACCAACAAGATAACCATGTAGGTATAGAACGTGTAGAGGTTCTAACAGCTGGTACAGCAGTAACACCTACAAGTATCTCACTGGCTTCTATAGTACCCCTTACCGCAAAGAGTATATTAGGGGATGTTCACCAGAATACCAGTTCTGCTCAAACTGCTTATGTTGGTTATTATGATACAGTATTAAGTATTTGGGATTACCAGCATGTCTGGTTTAAAGCAGGAGCTATGAGCAATCATAACTCTGGTGGATTTGAGAGCTTTTTAAGAAATAGCGAAATATTCTACTACGTTAGTTTAGGGAATATGAATCTGAATGTAACAGGTTGGAAATATTAAAAGGAGAATCAAATGCTAAGAATAGCTTATAAGATGACTAATGGTAGAGCTTCAGATATAAGATTTATCAAAGATGACCATGTACTTCTGTCAGATGAATATAGTATTCAAGGGGATGTACTTCCATCCCCCGAAGAACTTAATCACCCAGATATCCTGAAAGAAGATAGGGTGGTAGAGATTAAAGCCGAGGCAGGCACAAGGATAGTAATTCTTGCTGGTCCTGGATGGAAACAACGGGATATGCTTGCTCGTTACCTTGAGCTCTTGAGTGAGAAAGCTGATGGAGGTACTCTATCCGCTGATGAAATTACAGAGCTCAATAGTCTAAAAGCTATATGGACGAGAGTAAAAGATATAAGAACTGTTTCTAATGGTATAGAAGAAGAGATAAGTAATCTTTCTACCAGAGAAAAGATACTGGACTACGATATAAAAACCAATGGCCTTTGGCCTAATTAAAAATAGGAGGACGAAACGATGCCACAACCAGAAAAGAATATAATATTTCCACATGGGACTACAGGTTTGTTAGATATAATCTTTAGAGTCCATCGTGATAGAGATGACTACTTACTAGATAATGATGATGGTATATTCAAAGAGACTCCTGTGGGTGCAGATATCTCAGCCGTAGAAGACCCTGATAATGCTGGGGTGTACCTACATAATGAGGACAGAGTAGACTGGGAGTTCGAGAATGATGTATATACTGTATACGCTTATCAGACAGGGGTACTTATTGGGCAGGGTAAGCTCAAGCTCCATTACGGCCGTGGGTCTGCCACACTGGACCCTATAAGCGGTGCTGGTGGTGCTGCGCCCCTACCTGCAGGGGCTTCTACCTCGGCAAAGCAAGACGTTGTAATCGCTGCTCTAGGAGGAAGTCCGAATTACTACTCCAATGATAAAGCTGGTGAGGAGACCACATCGAGTACAACCTTTGCATTATTCACCACAATAGTCTTTGGCTTCACTACTAGAGGAATAACCTTGCAGAACACCTCGGATGAGAATATAGACTTTAGTTGGGATGGTACGGACATTGCCAAAACGTTAGAACCAGGAGATGAGTTGGCGATACCTGTGGCCATAACACAGTTGGATGCTAAATCCGCTTCCGGTGGTAAGACCTTTAAGGCCACAGCTGTATAACAAATACTTGAAACGTTAGGAGGATAAATAAATGTTCCAATTCTGGTTTCAAAATAGAAATCATGACAGGTTAAAGAACTTGTTAGTAGATGTACATACCATGTATCCATTAGTAGATGGTACGAGAGGTTTCAGTGGTGTAGTATCTGGTATCACCCCCACGATAGGAAGTCATCTGGCTACTAAGGGCTACGTTGATACGGCTATAACAGGATTAGACTGGCAGGAAAGTGTTCTTGACCAAGTAGACTTTGCCACAGCTGAACCAGCAAGCCCCACCGTAGGTGATAGATATATAAACACAGTAACAGGCACAAGTTCCGGAACAGCACAGTCAGTTACTGTTGACTACATTTACGAGTGGAACGGGACTGACTGGACAGAGATAATACCCAATGAAGGTTTCGCTCTCAGGGTAGAAGATATTGATGTTAACTACATCTACAATGGTAGTGCTTGGGTTACGTTTGCGTCTACACTTGACCATCAAAATCTTTTTGGTGC